AATAAATGCCAAATGGACTAATTTAGTTTATCATACTAATGAAAAAGTATATATTCCATATTCCAGAATTCTAATAAAACACAAGGAGCGGGGCGATGCAAAATTTAGAGATTTTATTAATTGGATAAACCCAGCAGAAAAGCAGTTTATAATCATAGGCAATCTGAATGCTATAACTTATAAAGAAGTATTTCCAATGATAAAAGAGAATAAAATATGGCTTGGTAAAGGATTTAAGAGATCTGGTGCGCACTTTTTTAGTCCGTTTAAGAGTGATAGTAAGTGGTTAGAGGAAGAAAGTTTTAAGAAACAGGGCACAATAATTCCTGAGGGGTTATATATTACGCGAGTAACAGGAATACATTGGTTTACCAATATAGATCACGGACGTAGACATAAACCACTGGAATTAATGACAATGGATGATAATATTAAATTCAGCAAACATAAACAAATCCGGGGCAATTCATATCCTAAATATGATAATTATGATGCGATCGAAGTATGTTTTACTGATGCGATTCCAAGTGACTACCCCGGCGTGATGGGTGTACCGATTTCATTTCTTGATAAATACTGCTCGGAGCAGTTTGATATTATAGATATTAATCCACATTTCTTTTCAATAGTAGAACAAGGATTAACTAAACCAAAACAATTAAAAATAGCAGGACAAAAAGATCCATATTCCAGAATTCTAATAAAACACAAGGAGCGGGGCGATGCAAACAGTACTCAAAACTAATATAACAATTAAAGAGGAGGGAGTATAAATGGCGAAGAAGAAACGGAAGAAAATAGTAACCCCGGCTGAAGTAAATAATGCAACTAGCAATGCAAAGTTAATAGAGGCCAAAAACAGGGACAAGAAATGTGAAATATGCGGCAAAATACCTAATAATCACATGATATTGCCATTGTCTGAAATTAAAATACCAATGTACATCAGGGGGGTAACACTAGTAACTGTTGTTTCTATATTCGGAAATGTAGACGATAAAGCAGATGGCAAAGTAGTGGAGAAAATGGTATGTATTAAATGCGCGGAAGCAATATCTTCATCGTTATTTGAATGCGTTAAATCAATATCATCAAAAGATGACTTTGTAGATACTGAAGATTTCATTAAAATGTTAGAACAAAATACAGAAGAGGCGCGGGACGAAAAAGATAGAGTATTTAAGGGAGAATTCGTATAAAAGTGGGTAAATATGAATGAAATAGTAGATAGAAAATGGGGAAAGTACGAAGTAATTAAAGAATTGGTATTAAATAGTTCACCATATAGATTGATAGCAGTAGACCCGCATCGGATAGTGAATAATAAGATTAAAATACTAACTATTGACCCCGGTAAAGCAATATCATTACAATATCATGAACATAGAAGTGAAATATGGATAGTATTACAGGGTTCCGGGGTTTATGTGCTTAATGGTGATGTTAATATATTAGACTATAATAATATATTAATAATAAAAAAGACAGATGTTCATAATATCCGGAATAATGCAAGTATTCCATTAATTATACTAGAAATACAGACCGGCACTATAGTAGACGAAGAAGATATTATAAGATTACAATAAGGGATACAATAATATGGCAATAAAGACAATGTTATATAGAATGACTGATCAGATTAATGACAAACAGGGTATATTAGTTGGTTATTTGGAAGATGGGGTTGAATTTGATTTCCCTGTTGAAACTAGTATATTCTCGAGTACTAGTCCGGCCAGTACTAACTTTAGAAACGTTGGCGATATGGGATGTGTTATTGAATTCAAAATAAGTGAATTAATGGATTGGGGTTGGAATGATTGGTTAAATGATAATATGGGAGATACCCATTGCGGGTGGAAATTAGTTATATATAACAATGACTATACCGTGGATGAATTAATTATAGTACGCGGCTCAATTAGTATACATGGTACTCGTTTTGACCCCGATATATATGGTAATATTAACCCGGTGATGAAATTAATATCAGTACCCAACTATAGAGGAGATAGTGAGTGGTCATTTAATAAGTATTCGGATATAGATTATAACTCAATTAAAATAGAAGACATAGAAACCACACTAGTACCACAAAGTATAGCATCCCAAATCAACCAATTATGGGATGATTGGGAATAAAAGGAGATAATGATGAAATGTTCAATATGCAAGCAGGAAAAGGGCGAAATAAGTATAATTACTAATATCAAATTAAATATACAGACCGGTAGCAGCCTTTCTATAGAATCAAAGATGAATATAGAGGGAATTGATAATATTAGCAAGTTCCGGACATACCATAGGGTATGCCCCGACTGTATCACTGAATTAAATATCAAAGTTAAGGACTATATTACAAATTTACTAAATTAGCGAATTCTAATGTAGTAAATATGTGGTATAATACATATATGGGATCAAAAAAGGTAATGAAAACAATATATTGGTGTCTTAATATATTGATGAACTTAAATAATATTAAAATAGTATAATATAATATAAAGATGGGAAGTTACTGAAATAACTTCCCTATTTTGTTAATTAGATTGGAGATATATTAATGAAAGTTCTAGTTATATCAAATTCTGGATTAATAAATGGACTAAATCCACTATTAGATAGAATTAAAAGTAAATATAACGCGGATATAACAATTGAAAATATGTTATTTAATAAATATGAAGCAGAATTAGCTACACCCAAATATAAAGATATAACATTTGATTTTATAATAATACACGAACACGATGGTAATCCTAATATTGCCAGATTTATACGAGAAATACCCAAATGTAAATATGGAATTATAGATATAGAACATGATCTATTTACAATGACACCAGAATTAACCAGAGATAACCACTTATTAAGTATAGTTTTCCAAGACAAACATGATAAATACCTGACCGATAATAAAATAGAGCATGTACTATGCAAATGGTATAAATACGGTATAAATATAACCGCGCCAGAAGTAGATAATGATAATGATAATGACTGCCTGTTTCTAGCAGAAACACTTAATAATAATAAGATATTCAGCCATAAGCATTTATTTAGAAAAGTATGGGTTAAGAGATTTGTCGCACCGCCTGTTAATTGTTATAATTTAGAAGCGGACAAAGAGGGAGTAAATATATATAACCTCCCGGATGAATATAATGATATATTATCATTTAATAATATTGTAAATAACTTCAAGATAGTTATGGCATCAGAAACATCATTGATGGTAGAATGTCTAATCGGCGGGTTAATTCCTATATATTATAACGCGGACCATACTATAATAAGAAAAGTTAATGATTTAGTAGACGAAGTAAAAATGCAGAAACATACTACAACAGATAGTTTTACATTTTTATGCATTGATGATGATAATTTAGAAACTAAATTAGATATAATAAAGAATAACCCCGAGCTATTAAAAGATAGTTTGGATATGATGAAGCGACAATGGATTACTCCTGAAACATATTATGATCGACCCGATATGGTAGAAGTAGTAATGATATATATTAATAACATAGTTAAGTAATAAAGGAGCCGGGAATATGATTTATGCACTAGGAATACTTTTATGGTTAGGAATTGAATACAATATGGTAATAACGTGGCCATTTATTGTAGTTTTATCAGTGTTAACTGTACTTAAAGGATTAAGATATGCGTATATGACGAGTAAGATATACAAACAACAGAGAGAAAAGTATATATATGAATCAATAGCTACTACGCAGTCCAAAATAAGAGGGAAGAAATACCAAGACGTAGTTAAGAAGAATAAAAAGATATTGGATAAGTACAATAGAAATAACAAAAGTACAGTATAACAATATACCAATATAGGGATAATGAAATGGATAACGCGAAACTTAACGATATAATGTACGAATGCATGAAAGAATTAGAAGAAGAATTAAAATCAGTATCAGATTCAGCTGCAGAATTAGAAAAGGCAGCAGCATCCGCAGCATCTAAAATGATAGATGAAAGGCATGTAGATTAAATATGAAACCACAACACTTACTTGCTGATATAATACTAACATCATATGACAATAGAGTAATAACTAGCTATGTACTAGATAAGAAATTGCATAATGGTGAACAAGTAACGCGGGTATATATAGTAAAAGACATAGATTGGGCAATATCACTAGGAGAATACATAATAACACATGAACATCCTACAGTACAAACCCTAAGACATGAATATGGACATACACTACAGGCAAGAAAATGGGGGATACTATATCTTATAACAGTAGGTATACCCAGTATAGTGTTTAACATATTAACAAGAATGAAGATACTCCCGGGAAATACTTATTATAAGAGATACCCGGAAAATGAAGCAGATATACTAGGTGGAGTAAAGAGAAAGTAATATACTATATTACAATATACCGATAATACTATAGTATTACAAGGAATGGGAATATGGATAAACTAACGGAGAATCAAGTATTACTGGCTATACAAGACAGCGATGGTACTATATTATCAATATCAGTTAACCTCGGACGTGAATGGCATACTACCAGAGATTATATTAACAATAACGAGGTATTAGTTAAAGCACTGGCGGATAGGATAATAAAAGTACAAGAAGTTAACAAAGAGATGATACTACAATGTATTATGGGTTCCTGCGGAATAGTTAGTAGAGTAGCGGAGAAACTAAGGGTATCATGGATTACCGCTAAGATGCATATACACAAATGGGACGAAACTCTTGAGGCATTTACCGCCGAGAGGGAAAACATGGTAGATAAAGCTGAAAACACTATAGATCAATTAATAGATAGCGCCGACCCTAAGATAAGATTAGATGCAGCTAAATATGTTGTATCGAGACAGGGTAAATCAAGAGGATGGACAGAGAAACATGAAGTAGAAGATGTTACCGCCCGACCCCTTAATATTAAAATAGATTGGGGCAATGAAGAAGAAACATGTACGGAATAATGACTAATGTTAAGATGCCTCCTGCTTTTAAGGATTTAACTAAACCATATAGATATAAAGTATACTATGGTGGACGCGGAGCGGGTAGGACATGGACAGTAGCAAGGTTCCTGATAATAGAAGCATTGAGGAACAATATAACTATACTATGCACTAGAGAGTATCAGAGATCAATAAGGCACTCGGTATATGCAGTTATAGCTTCACAGATTAAGATGATGGGACTGGAAGACTATTTTATTATACACCATAACCAGATCAAATCAGTAAATGGTTCCAGTTTTATATTTGATGGGCTAAAGGTTAATATTAACGAAGTAAAGAGTACCGAGGGAATAGATATATGTTGGGTAGAAGAGGCACAAAATACTAGCGATGAATCATGGGAGATTCTTATTCCTACGATACGTACAGAGGGTAGTTATTTCATTATTACAATGAACACCGGGAGTAAGTTAGACCCTACTTATTCGAGATTTATAGATAACCCACCACCGGAGTCGGTGGTTAAATTGGTAACATATGAAGATAATCCTTTTATCCCGGATACACTAATTAAAGAAATGCAGTACTGCCGGGACAATGACTATGCCAAGTACGAACATATATGGTTAGGCAAGTCACGAGAGATATCAGATTCAGTTATATTCGCGGGGAGATTTGAAGTAAAGAGTTTAAAAGACCTAGAGTTCCCGAAAGATGCCGTAAGATACTATTATGGTATGGACTTCGGGTTTAGTAGCGACCCCACGGTATTAATAGAAGTAGCAGTATGCGATAATATATTATACGTAACAAGGGAGAAATACCAGTTACACTTAGAAATAGATCAATTACCTAAGTGGATCAAAGAGTTAGTATCAGACCAAATGATAACATGTGATAACTCCCGGCCCGAAACAGTATCATATTTAGATAAGCGACATATAAGGGTTAGATCAAATAAGCATATGAAAGTTATAGATGGGGTTGAATATCTAAAGAGTTATAAGATAATAGTAGACCCGGATTGCCTTAACACAATATATGAATTTAACAATTATTCAAATGAAGTGGATAAGACTACCGGCAAACCTACTACTAATATCAAAAAAGGGAATGACCACTGTATAGATGCAATAAGGTATGCTATACAGGATTTAATTATAAATGATAACAGGGCTTTAAAATCAAGTAAGTATAGGTTATTCTAAGGAGAACTAAATGATAAGCGTAAATGAAAGACATTACGTATCCGAGATTAATAGACTAGAAAAAGAGTTGATGAATACTACCCGGTTGACCAATGGAGTATATGAATTAACTGATGATACATTTGACATACTAAGAGAGATGTCCATAGTACTTTCTAGTGTAATAATAGATTCAAGAGATATACTCGCGGATAGAGCAGATAAAGTATCAAGATTCAGGGATCCGGCGGGTTCTCCTATATTTTCACGTACAAGAGAGAAGTATGAGAAAGCAGTAATTAAGATAGACCATGCACTACATTGTGATTTCTTCTCTGAGATATGCAGGGATAAGTCAGGTTTTCTTACGGGCAATGCTCCTATTTATACTATTAATAAAGACACGAAATATAACGTGGATTTCCTAATGAATTGGATCCGGGATATATCACTACCTAAATTAGAGATGCAGACTACCCTTTTAAGTGCCATATGCGGAGTAGCTCATAGGTATTTATGGTATGATAAAGAAGAAGAAGATGGACTATATCACGTATATATAGATATGATGGACCCCAGTGAAATAGTACATATGTCAGCAGGTAAAACGAGAATAGCAGTTAGGGTGTTCGATTCATATGCCGGGCCGATATTGGAACTATATACAAGTAATAATAAGTATTCATTTGATTATAAAGAGAATGAAGTAACTACTACCGATGGTACCGAGACTGAATTAAGCATTGAACTCGACATAGATAAGATTATACCACATACATTTGCCGGGTGTCCTATTATAGAATATTCTAACGATGAGTATGATATGGGCGACTGCGATAAAGTACTCACCCTTATGGACTCTTATGATAGAATAGTATCAGACTTTAGCAATGAAATAGAACAGTTCAGGACCGCGTATCTTAAAGCCACCGGCGCTAGATTACCTGAAACACTAGCAGAAAGACAGGAACTCGTAGATGGCATGGAGGAGACTGGCATTATAGCAGTAGAAGGTTCTGCGGATATATCATGGTTAGTAAAACAATTAGACTTTCAGGGTATACTATTGTGGTTAGAAAACACTGAAGATAGAATATATAGGTTCTCCAGTTCTGTTAATTACAATAACAAGAACTTCGGCGGACAGATAACTGGGGTAGCACTGCGGCATCGGATGCAGCAAATGAAGAACAAATGTTTAGTTACAATGCAGGAATTTCAGGCGAGCAATAGAGAGATGTTTAGACTTATATGTAATTTCTGGAAAGAGTGGAATCTTGCTGCTATTAATTACCGGGATATAACAGTTACATATAATCTATCCTTCCCGGTAGACCTTGAATCAGAAGCTAACGTAGCAGTAAAATTGGCAAACATTGTATCAAGAAAGACACTATATAAGATAGTTAACTTCGGAGTAATAGATAACCCCGATGAAGAGATCAAAAGATTAAAAATAGAACAGGGGATAACCCCGCCGGATATAGAAGAAACAATAGATGATGATGATGATGAGTTAAAGTTAGCAATTGAAGAGGCAGAAAGGCTGAAAGTAACACTAGATGAAATAGAGTAAATCACCCTGCATACTTTTCAATTTAATATAAATGCAGTACCCGGACTTCGTTGAAGGACGGTAGCAGTACCGAATACAATAAACAGGACAGGTAATATATATAACATACAATGGTATATATACTAATCTGGACTAGGAGCACCAAATGAGTTTAACAGTAAAGAACGACGATCTTACACTTTTACCCCCGGAGGCAGATGTTGACTTGGAAGATGAGAATGATGATGAGACGGATGAAGTTGAAAATCTTGAAAATCAGGAAGAAACTGGGGATGTAGAAGTCACCCCCGAGAATATCAGAAAGATGCACCAGAAAGAGATTGATAGACAGGTTACTAAAGGACTTAAGAAGTATAAATCACTAGAGGCCAATATGGCTAAGATCACACGAGAACGTGATGAACTTTTAAGGAAAGCACTTACCGCTGATGAATTAGAAGCTAGGGTAACTACTGAACGTGATATTGCAATGAACGCGAAACAGGTTGAACTTGATGATAAAGAAAAGGCCCTCGCTGCATTGGAATATATTAACGACAAAGGACTACCTATTGAATCAAAGGATTACTTAACTTCAGGTGATATTGATGATATAGAAGAGCGCGGAGAAATGTTAGACATACTGTTGAATAAAATGGTAGATAAAGAATTAAAATTAAGAATGAGTAAAACCGGACTTGCTCCGGAAGCGGGCGTTGCTCGCGTAACTAAAATGACTAAGGAACAACTATTAAAACTACCGGATGCGGCTTTACTGAAGTTTGCCAATGATCATCCACTAGAATACAATAGACTCCTTAAGAGTTAAATTAATTAAAGTAGAGGTATAGTAAAATGGCAGATATTAACACAAAACTCCTGATGGCCGGAATTAAAGGTAAATTAGGACAGGCATTGAGACTTGGTAGTGTTTGTAATAACAACATATCAGGTGCTATCACTAAGAAGAATGACGTAGTTACTATCGGTGGTATTGCAGATTTCGATCTTGCTGAATATGACGGTAACGATATGACACTTAGTTCAAATGCTCCTGAAGCATTGGAACTCACAGTTGATAATCTTTACTACTTCAATCAGAACATTGAAAAGTATGTAATTGGTAACAACATGGCAGAATATATCACTAAGCTCGCAGAGCGTGGTGCATATAAGATTGCTGAAGCAATTGAAGAGGAATTAGCAGCACAGTATGCAGATGCAGATATTACCGATGCAACTGATTTTGGTACTAGCGCAGTTCCTATTGATATGGATACTGTTAAAGTAGATGAATTACTTCGTAGATTCTGGCAGTATTTCGAGGACGCTGGCGTGCCTGAACAGGGACGTTTTATAGCTGTTCCTTCTTTCGTTGGTAAAAGAATACGTGAAGAGTATGCAACTATATTATTGAATTCTGATCCTATGGTTGAGAGTTTCCGTATTCCTAATCTTGAAACATTTGATATTATAGTAGCTCCTAAACTTTCAACTGTAGTTGAAGGTACATGGAATGCTTCTGGTGTTATCGTTGCCGGTGTACGTGATCTTTCTTTCGCATATGCTGAAGCACTTATTGATTTTGAGTTCTACGAACCACAGGCACGTTTCAGTCAGGCAGTTAAAGGTCAGGTTCTTTATGGCGCGAAATGTTTCTGTCCTGAAATGACTGGTGTAGCATACGTAGTATAATCTTCAATAAGGAATAAACAATGGACTACTGCACTAAAGCTCAAGTACAATTAGGGCACCCGGATTTAACGGCTTCCCACGTAGAAGATATAATTGACGATATAGTGACTGAAGCATCTCAAGTTGTTAGAGATGATATTGCAGGATTCCTTGATATTTATGCTTTAGATGAAGATGAAGATACACCTTTACAGATTACAAGATTGGCAATATACAAGGCACGGGAACTTGGTTACCGTGTCTATTATGGTTCCGGTCGAGTAGTAATAGAGGAAATCACATATATAGTTAATAGCTATGATAGACTTCTAAATGATATCAGGGATGGTAGGATTGAAGTCGGTTACCGAATTAAATCCGATGCACCCAATAATTTGAGGTTCATATAATATGTTACGATTCAAGTTTGATAAGACTAAGTTAGTTAATGCCGTTGAGAAATTAACAAATGCACTAAAGAAACCTAAATCAGGTGGATTATGGTCCACCTTTGATAAGTGGCTTAGTGATATAGTTAATGAAATGTTCAAGAACGGTGGTGGGAAATATGGGGTTGCACCGTGGCCCCCTATTTCTTCCACTATATATGGAAAGGCTAGGCGCAATTCTAGTGGTAATAAGTCTGGAGTTTATGGTCCGGGTAATAAACCACTTGATGCTTCTGGTAAATTCAAGAACAGCTTCGGGGCGATATCAGACACAGAGAGTAGCTTCATATACGGTAGTAGACATCCTAAAGCTGATGTTATACCGTATGGTGGTTGGCAAACTGGTAGAGGTCCACGACACGTTTTACCGGATCCTAATTCATCAGAGTTTAAGAGTGATATAAGATCTGCAAGCGATAAGTGGATTCATGATGCAATAAGAAAAACAATGAGAGGTAATTAATTATGGTTAAAATGACAATGAAAGATACCATCAATGACTTTTGTATCATGCTTACCGGCAAAACAGCTACTAACTTTGACCCCAAAGAATTGGGAAATATGTTAACAGTTACTGGATTAGAGACCGTTAGATTAATAGTTGGATATGATCGCATCAAGAGGAAACTCCCCGATGCGTATTATCCTGCTATTGTACTAGAACCTACCGGTGGTACTAAATATCTACATGGAGATATGGTAGATGGTACTATTGAGTTCTGGTTACAAGTTGGTGTTCGTACTGATAGCGTGAGTGGTGGTTTATTCGGCGATCCGGCTGAAAGTAAATTAGGTATCGCGGATATAATTGATACCTTAACTGAAGAATTAATAGAAGGTGAATACTTCTCGGATTCTGTCTTTAACCTTGAATCAATTGAGGACCTCGGAGAGAATACCACAGAAGGATTGTTTATAGGCTATAGGTTCTATAGTCTCCGTATAACCTACAAAGTAGTCAATGGTTTACGCGGATTTCAATAAGTATAAAATAACAAAATAATAAAGGAGTATTGATATGAGCTTTGGAAGTAAAAATGAATATCAAGTATTTAAAGGTTCTGCTGCAATATACCGTGTTAGTGACTGGACTGCTGCACCTGAAGGTGTTTTAGTTGGTTACACACGGCCTAATGTTACAGTTGAATTTCCTACTGAGTTCATGATCTGGCGTGAAGGCGTTCCTAGCGCGGAAGCATTTCGTGATTATCAGTCAATCGGCTGTGAACTTAAGTTTACTATGGGTGAAGTAGCTGACCCACTTTGGTGGGAATTAGTACATAATGGTACTAAGGTAACTGGCGAAACCCTAGATAGTGAAGCTGCTACTGTTGTATATGGTGGACAGACTCGTTCAACTATATCTAAATATGGTTGGAGACTTGTTGCTTCTACTCGTGACGGTAGAGTAGCTGAATTTCATATCTATAGTGGTTCAGTGTTCTCCCCTGCTGCACTTTCTTTTCAGGAAACTGATTATGTAGATCAGGAAGTTACTGTTGTAGCATTCCTCGATTCTACTCGTGCTGCAGATAGAAACATGTGGGGTTATATATCTCAGGATTATGATGATACTACTTATTACACTATTACTTATGCAGGTAATGGTAATACTAGTGGTACTGCTCCTGT